TTGCATACCACGCTTCAAGTGGGTGATAACACGGCATATCACAACCGGATACCACCACGACTATTCATACCACTCATGGCATTCTTCTTGTGTACTCGACTCGCTGTCTTACTAAACATACGACGACTCTTTCCACGACTTACACGCTTACGATATTTCATAGCATTAACTCCAAATGTCTAATCACATCTTTAAAATCATAAGTTTCAAAAACACTATTGTGTGTTTTACAAACCCATTTCTTATTAATTCGCTTAACGCTCATCATTTAACGGCTCTCCTTCGGATTCGCCTTTTATTTGACCCCAAACTAACGTTTGGTGTCAGTGGGAACAGTTACATCAAGAGAGTAACTGTTCCCACACCCTCACGCACCCTCTTTAGGTGCTTCAACAATCGACTCCGGCACTAATTCCGGAGCGATATTCTCTGGCGCATTCGCCAGACCAAGACGAACCATTTCATCACGATTCGCTGGATTCGTAGCAAACTCAAAGAAAGCGCCCGGATCATTACCGAAACGCTTTCTAACCTCGCTAGGAAGCTCGTTAAACGCATTTTGTGCGTTTATAACCATATTCAAAGATTCTTGATATTCATTAACCTCAGTGTAATCTCCATACTGAGCAACAGCATTATTAACATGAGTAATCAAACCAGTCTTATCATATCGACGAAGTATATTATTAATTTCACACTCAGCCTTAAAATTCTGCTGAGTCATAGTAGGAAGAGGATTACCCTCTTCATCTAAGAACGAAGTCGCTACGCGATTGCGTTCACCGTAAGCAGTACGAAACATTATCGTTTACCTCCAAAAAACAATCCTAACAGTGACTTAAACGTCCCTGCGTTCATACCAAGATCTTTAGCAATCTTAGCCGCTTCTGTCGAATCATAAAATTCGGCAAGAATACCTTTCTGGACATTATCCAACTTAATACCTTTTGTCTGCTCAGCCAATTGTTTAATTTGGGCTTCGCTTAACTTAATCTGTTGAGCAATCTGTGTAACAGTAGCAGCAGTCTGCTGTATTTGCTCACTAGTAAGATTTCTAGCCAATGGCATACCAAGTATACGCTCTGAAATCTCTTCAACAGTAGCATGACTTACACGCGCTTGTTCAGCTTGTAAACCAACATTAGACTCAGTCTGACGCATCTGCATCGCAGAAGCAACCGCTGGTTGCATTGTATTCTGCATAACTGGAGTAGAAGCGCCACCTAACTTACCCGCAAGAATCGGGTTTAAACCCGCTTTGCGCATATCTGCCATAGACCTCTGATAAGCAGTATTAGACAAATCTACATTCTGACGGTTCGCACGCTCACCACCTAAAAAACTAAGGCCAGCACCAACAAGAGGCGCAGCCCAACCAGAAGAACCAATACCAAATGCCTTAGTAGCACCTGATAAAATACCTGAAAATAAACCCATCGCTAACGCTCCTGTAAAGGGGATTTAACAAAATAAGCAATAACATTAGTAACTAAAAGAGAAATTGTATCCCAATTCTCTAACACGAACTCAAGCATAAACTTTCCTCGTATCTGGATCATACTCAACATGAATATGATCACTCTCCAAAATGACATCAAAGTCATTACCAAGACATTCACTTAACTCGCGCGATACGGCTAAAGCCTCCTCAGGCGTAAAATAGTGAATTCTAAAATCTAAAGCATAACCATAATAATGCAGGGAACCTGCACTATGCAAACCATCAACGGCACTAGTAACAGTAACTCCCTCCGGTCGATCATAACTTTTCCAAATTTCTTCAGCATACATAAGGGCAATACGCATCTTAATATTAAGCCCTTGCATCTTAACACCACGTTTTAACTGCATCTAACGCGCTTCGCTTGTTTAACAATAAAAAAAGGGATTAGACTACGCTAAATCCCTTTATTTGATCGTTCTATATTAGAAATGATCAATCAAACCCGGTACAGAGTACATAGGCATCGGACGAACACACTTAAGATCAAAATAAGAATCAAAAATAATATGTGGTTCATCAACTACAGCAATACAACGCTCAATAGGCGTATCAGAAGTAATAAACGTTTCGTTCAATGTAGGACGAGACGAAAACTCTTGAGACAAATGCCAAGGATCGAGAGAAGTAGCATAAGTAGAACGGAATTTACCGGTAATCTGACTTGGCTTATAGCGATATTCAGCAAATCGCTCTTGATAACCAAATACATCATCATCATTGGCAGAACCATCAGCATAAATTTCTTTAGATAAAACAGCCTGCTCACCAATATGAGCCAAAGCAGGGTAATAGTAATCAAAACGCGTCTGACGCGTCCACATACGGTTAATACCTTGCTGATAAGTAAGATCGGCCCGAATATTAGCAAGGCCAATAATTACACAATGTTCAGTAAAAGATTTACTAAAACCATTGCGACTGAACCCCACAGTACCCATAGCGGCCAGATTGCCTTGGGGTGTGGTTGCATCAGTCGAAGAAGTTTGCGCGATCGCATTGATATTGAGAGCGGTAGAATTACCACCGAGGTACTCTGGTCTTTGCATACGGGCATCAGGACTAGTCACTCCAAAATGGGATTTAATAATCTCTGTATAACGAGTACCACCACGAGCATCACGTTCGTATAACTTTTGTACCTGAAACGCTTCACGTAACTGGTTAATAGTAGCAGCAGTAGCTTCAGATAAATCAGCAGATAAATTATTTAAAGAAGCATTAGGAATAACATTGGCACCAGTACCATCACCATATACAGAATTATAATATGTATTTGGTTGAGTTGAACCAACACCAGTATTAATAACAAAATTACCAGAAATGTCAGTACCACTGTAAGTATCGAAAACAATAGGAGCAGCAGTACCTAAAGGCAAGTTAACAGCATCACCTTTCTGTGGCCATGGTAAAGAAGAAGTAAAATAATCATGACGCTTAGAACGCTTTTTAATCACATAATCCGCAGGATCATCTGGACCTTCATCAGTATCAACAGCTAAAGAATCAATTAAATTCTGATCACGAAACCATTCATTGTAAATAAGATTATAAGCACGAAAATGAAGAGCATTAACATCTTCAATATCTACATCAGTGGGTAGACCAAAATAATCGGCAAGAGAACCAACGTCATAACCTCCAGACGGCGTACTAATGACCGGAACAGTATAATCCGTTGAATCGCCGGGGTTAGTTTGTTCTCCGTGGAACTTCTCCCAGTTGTCCCACAATAATCGGCAAGGAACCGCAAAAAAGAAAGTATCAAGATACATATTATCCATAATAGGGTTAATCGGAGTAGCCAAGCGACCAAAACCTGACATATCTAAATTAAATGTATCACCGGGGAGAGCTTCGTCAACAAAAATAGGGACAAGCTCATCAAAATTCATAGTTGTCTTATAACCATGAGAACGATTAAAAGAACTTCGTTGAATCTCCGCTTTAGGCACTTTACTAAAGTCATGATTCATTACCGAGGGCATACGATCCATATTATTCACCTTTCAGATCAACAAGATTAACTAGATGTTGAGGCGCATCTAGTAGTTCAAATTTACCAGAGGCATCATCATAAACACCCAAGGCATATAATGCATAATCTTCTGGATGCTTTCCAAAAGCATGATTAGCATCTTCTACACAATCAATCATTGCTCTTTTAGCAACAGATTCATTAGGAACAAAAAACGGTTGAAGGTAAGCTTCAGCTTTACCATCACGAACTGTAAAAACATTAAGTATCATAACTACTCCAAAGGTCTAACTAATCTATCTAAACGCGCTAATTGAACTTTTTCGCGCGTTGCAAGCCTTTCTTCAGACTGTTCTTCAATCCATTTAAAAGACTTCTCAACACGATCCATCTTAACGTCATCCAAAGCATAAGAATCATCCTGTTCTAACAATTTATCATAATACTTAGGCGGTCTAACCTTTTTACCATTAAGTATCACAAAATCATTCGGATATACATCAGATTTATACTTTTCAAACCAATCTTTACCGATACCTGGGCGGCGACTCATAGAGCAAAACTCAGGCTTAACTTCACTAGCTTCACCAGTAATCTCATCGTATCGCCAATACGTACCGTCCTCTTCAGCCTTTTTACCATTCTGCTTTTTCATAACATAACGGGCAACATAAGCCGCAGATTCGAAAGTTACTTCACCAATTACAACATGACCATAAGGCCACAACTTTTCAGCTTCTTCAGAATTGTACAATGGAAATCCATTACTCATTTTATACAATCGTTGATCATCGAAACTAAAATTAAAGAGACAAGCATGATAATGCGGACGACTAGTTCTATCACCGTACTCTCCACAGTAAAAATATCTACATCCCTTGCCGTATTTCTTCCGTAACCTTTTCATAAAGAGTTGAAAATCTCGCTGATGTACACCAACTGGATTCCAACCAGAGACCGAATCAGGATCTTTCTTTTCCTGTTCTTCGAACTCTTTATTACGTCGCTCTAAACCCTCAGGACTAAACGTTAATGTAACAAAACAGTTTTTCTCATAAAGTGACGCTTCATGCATACACCTTACAGCCCACTGTCTGGATCGCTCCAATCTACATCCAACACACTGACCACAACTAATTTTAATAGGATCATCAGGTTGCAATGCATAACGTGGATTAAATACTAAAGACCTCTTTCCAGAAGGATTGATTTCTTTTGCATACCACGCTTCAAGTGGGTGATAACACGGCATATCACAACCGGATACCACCACGACTATTCATACCACTCATGGCATTCTTCTTGTGTACTCGA